TTTCTTCCGGTGAGAGGCCGATAGGAATGTCCATGTCGGCACCAAGCACTTTGGCGCGTTCCAAGAGGCGATCCCATGGTTTTGCCTCAGCCCACTCTTGACCCGTATACGTTGTGTCTTGCAGGATTGCTGCCGAGCGGTTCAGAATGACAACGCGGTTATCATCTCGTGTCTCGGAAATTGTAGCGTCATAGCCCAAGAGCAACGGAATTACTGTCCGTCCGTTAACTGATCCTCCGTCAAACTTTGCTGGGTCGGTTGAATCAACAATCGCCGAATCTAACGCTTCCAACAAATCGGCCTGAGATGGGTCGTTCACGAGGCTGCGCCTCAGGGCGATCAGAGGGTTCGCTTCCCCTCCTGCACCAACATCCTCACCTAGAGTTTCCAACCGGTATTCTTCAGCCATTCGTGTTGCAGCAGAAATTTGCATTACTTTCGCGCCGGGGTTTAGCGCGCCACGGATAACAGAAGCATCTGATACGCCTTCGATGTAGCCGTCGGCCTCGTGATGTCCGCCACCCAGTCGGGTGGGGCTTGTTCCTTCGATAGCGAAATAGAGCCCAGCACCGTCAATGCCGCCTCCGGTGAGGAATTCTTCTGACGAATCAAGGGTTGCGCGTTGCATGTTGTTGGTAGCACCACGTGAGATCGGCATAAGTCCACGGGTGGCTAGAAGAAGATCCATTTCTGCTTCATTTACAGTCATTGCTGGCGCGTCATAACCTCTGCTTCTAATGAGCGCTTCGGTAAGTCGCGCTCCGACCAAGCCTCCGGACTCTCGCCATATTTCATTGACGTCCCAGTCTGCGGGGGGTGGGTTAAGGGCGTAAACATCATTCATCCAGTTGCCGATCCCCTCCTTGATGATGGGGGTTCGTTCCTGAATGAGGCCAAGCCATTTGGTGATGTTTTCGTTCTCGAGCAGGAGCGTGCGCAACTCATCACGGTGTTCTGGCAAGGTGAGGTCGGCAGCGGGAGCGACAGTCTGTTCTGCGATTCGCTGGACCTCTTTGGGGTCACGAACAATGCCTTGCTGTGGGGCGTGTTGTCTGGGATCGATTTTGGCCGCTTGTGTGGTTGTGGCTTTTCCAACTGGTGCAGTTCTATCAATTTCTTCTGTCAGACGGTCAGCGGTAACCATTTCGTATCTAGCCAGTTCATTGATTACTGACTCAAGTTCTTGCCTGCGTGTTTCCACTTCGGATCGACGATTTTCTCGCTCGGTGATAGTTGCTTGGCGCTGATTGAATTCGGTTGTAAAAATCGTTGAATCTGCAAGGATCTCATCGAGACGTTCGCGTGCTTGCGCAGCGGTGTACTGAGGCGGCGTTTCTGGAACTTCTTCTGGACCGTCAGAGAATGGGTCGTTTGCTGTAGGCCTTCTTGGTGGTGGTGCGCTTGGCCTTCTTGGTGGTGGACCACCAAATGGGTCATTCGTATCAGTGACTTGATCAGGTGTCCTCCGTTGCATGATGTCAAACCGGAAGGCGTCAAGTTCTCGCATCTGCTCGGATGCCGCGAGCAGTTCCCCAACGCGTTGCTTCTGTTCGTCAGAAAGCGGCATATCGCCCAGTTGCTCGCGTACTCTGTTGGCAATATATGAAGGAATGCTGTCAGTGATGTCTTCCGCATATTTGCGTGGTTCACCAGTGAGAAGATCAGGAGTTTCTATATCGCCAATAATGTCTCGCAACTCTTCTGCCACGATGCTCACGTGGTTATTAGGGTTTCTTGAATCTGGTTGCGTAAGGGTTCGCAGTTCGTCGGCCAATTTGTTGATGTCGTCATCAGATTCAATGTCAAAAATTGGTTTCGACTGTGCGAGAATCGAACGCCCAGTTTGAGAGCGAAGCCCTCCACCGGAGATAGGTGCGAACGGATCATTCGCGGAGAATGGGTCGTTGGGTGTGGACGGAAGAGCAGGAGTATCGGCCGTGCGACCCCTATCAAAAATGTCCCCAACACGATCACCAAGGTCAAGTTCACGCACACGTTCAGCGGCGGCGCTTGCGATTTCCCTAGCACGATCGGCTGCGTCTGAGTTGATGGCTCGCTGCGCTTGTTCACCAATTGCGTTCGTCACCGCATCAGGAAGTCCTTCTGGTGCAACGGTGTCTGCGGCGCGCAAGATTGCGTTGGCTTGGCTGTCGGTGATCCAACCTTGTTCGCGTGCTTTGCGAACACCAAAATCGATTCCTTCACGGCTTCCGCGTCGAGCGAGAACCAATCCGACGCCGGCCGGTCCGGAAGTTCCGAAGGCAGCAGCAAGTTCACCGACAAAGCGGATGTTCTCAATGTCGTCTGTCTCAAGTCCGGCCCGACGAAGCAAATTTTCTGCTCGGTCCGATTGAAGAACGTTCATGCCAACTCTTTGTATGCCGCGATTCTGAACTTGACGACGGGAAAGTTTGGCTCCCAGACGGCCAATCTTCTCTGTTGCAAGCGCCGTTGCTCTTTCGCTTACTTCGTCGCGAATACGGTCGGTGACAACAGTCCGTGCTCGGTCAACCACACCGCCAAATGGGTCATCACTAAAGGGGTCAACGACATTGATTGGGGCGTCTCGGCGTGGTGAAGAGGTTGCTGAACGAAGACCAACACCAGATCGAATTTGTTTGGCAATGTCTTCTGCGCGCTCGGCGATTTCTCCCTCAAGGCGTACACGCAGGATGTCGTCGGCACGCTTGGATGCTTCGATGCGGCCAATACCCGGTGTTTCTACCGATACCGAAGCACCATCAAGGACGTTAATGCCCTTATCGTTGGTGAAAGTTGTGCTGATACCGACTCTTGCGAAACGGTCTGCCTGTTCCCGTGCTGCTTTGTTCATTCGTAGCAAGTCGGCTGATTCGAGGTCGAGGCGGCCGCTTTGAGCGAACTCAAACACGGTGTCTACTTCAGTTTGAGAGAGACCGGCAAGACCGAGCCTCTTGCGGAGTTCGCTGTTGTTCGCGCCGACTTCTGCTGGTGCTAGGAATTGACGTTTGTAGTTCAGTGAAGCACTACCGATTCGAACATTTTCTAGTTCTTCGCCGTTGAATCCGCCTGCGATAAATGCATCTGCGTCTACTCGTCCACGGATAGTTCGATCTCTGACGTCTACGCTGAGGCCAGCGTCAAGGGAAAGGGTGTCCATCGGGGTTCTGATTCCCGAGTAGTCACCGGTCAGGTCTGCGTGCAAGAAGTCCAATGCTGCGCCTGTGGTTGCGGTGTCGTCAATAGGTCCGCCAAATCGACGTGTCAGGAGTGCTTGACGGACACGCGCTGGATCGTCGTCGTGAATCATGACGCCAAACGCGATTTGACCTCGTGCATCACCAATTCCGTATCCGGTTCGGCGAGCGACATCGGCACGAAGAACCAATTCGACATCTCCGGTTAGGACTTTGCCGAGTGGCGACTCAGTTACCCGATCGAAGAACTCCGAGTCTCGAATAGCGGCGTAACCCTTGATGTTGTCCAAGTAGCGTTGAATGGCGCTGTCATCGTCAGCGTGCAGCAGATTGCCGAAGAGTGGACGAATTCCATCATCTGGAGTGAACCCTTGCATGGCATCTTCAGCATCAAGGAACGGATCCCACTGAGAACCGCGTGGCGGGATGAGGCCACGTGAGTCCCCTGTGTCAATGATGCTCTGAAGGCCGTCCATGTCGGTCCGGTATCGTGGGCGTGAATCGAAACCGTTGTGGTACTCCATTACAGCGCGTTCAATACGCGCACCGATTTCGCTTTGGCGGGCGGTCTCTAGGAATTCTCTGACTTCATCAGTTGCTTCCAATGCTCGACCAAATCGCCCAGTTGTTGGTCGGCCACGGAGATCTTCGATAGTTTCGAGCGCACGTCCGTAAGCCTCTTCTGCTTGGGCACGGGTGAATGGTGGACGTTCACCGGGTCTTACAGAGCCCCAGATGCGTTCGATATCTCTGTCGGTTACGCGGAATGGGTTTGCTCCACGTTGCCGAATTTCTTCGACAATCGCCGCATTGCGCCGCTCCATACGTTGTGCGGTGGCCGGGTCGCTGGATCGCGTGGCTCGACGAATCTTTTCCTTTTTCTGGACGTACTTCTGCGCCCGTTTCTGAACTGTTCTTACAGCATCGCGAACGTCGTCTATGTCGGAACTTCCATCAAGACTGTCGATGAGGCGACGAGCAACGGTGTCGGCATCATCTTGGCTGCGGGGAACTAGCGTGACAGTTCCATCTGGGTTAACAGAACGGACTTCGTATTCTCCGCCGGGAATCTCAACCTGATCGGGCTCGTTGTTCGCCGGGTTTTGTTTTTCGATGCCTTTTGTTCCCTTAGGTAGAACAAAGTTGACTTTCCGTTTTCCTTCGTCAGCCGAAAGGTCTTGTTCTTGATCAGCATCCATGCGGCGATCAAGTGTTTTGAATCCTTTGAATCGGATGGCATCGCCGACCTCGAGATCCCCAACATCGTCGATTTCTCCTGTTGCTGCGATGTCCTCAGCAAGTACTTCGCGGTCAATGATTTGCTGTTTCTTAACCGTCAGGTTTTCAATGTCGAGAGCGGTTTTGCCACTTCTCAGTTGTTCGACAACGTCATTGCCGTTCTGGATTTCGACGACTTCGCTTCTTGGATCAAAAAGGTCTCTTTCGGCGTCGGGAAGACTGCGATTGAGACTTGAGATGCGTGAATTGATGGCATCGATATGTTCCTGTTTTCCGCCAAGGTCAGGAATGAACGGGTTTGGATCTTCAATCGGGGTGCGGCTAATTGTGTCCCACGTTCCATTGGGATCCGGCTGGAACACTTGCATTGCTGAACTTGTCGGCGGCGGCCAGATAACTCCTTGCGGATCAGGGCGTTCCGGTGTTCTGGGGTCAACGTCGTCCATCCATGACACGAGCCGGTCGAGTTCTGGATCCATGAGGACACCCATATCTCGAAGCGCGCGCAATTCTGTCATGCCTTCGAGCATCATCAATGCCGACTGTCCTCGTTTGGCATCATCATTCAAGTTGAAGAAATTTTGAACTTCGTCTTGGTAATACCTTCCCGCCATGATGTGAAGCATTGTTCCTTCGAACGTCTCAAGCGACGTCGGTGGGAAGCCATCGGCGAGGTACTTTTCTGGGATAAGACGTTGAACCTGACTCGTCACCACATCAACCCATTGCTGGTTAGTCCACTGATCGGGAGAAACGTCGAGCCGTTCAATTTGACCTGAAGTTGAGTTGACTAAGTAGGTGGAGCCTGTTTTGGCGTGGGTGTCCAAGACGGCATTTTTAATGAACTGGTACTGGCGGGCGTGACCAAGTTCATGTTTTGCGATATGCACACCCTTTGCTTCGATTGAGCCGTGGCGTGCGGTAGAAAGGTCTTGAGCGTAAACATTTCGCCACCGTTCAAGATCGACGGTGTTCTGCATCAGGTTTCCGATTTCGGCCCACTGTTCGGCTTCCGAAGTGAATGAGCGAGACACATCGTTGGGGTCGATATCGAATAAGAGGATGCGGCCGTCAGAAGTGTAATTTGCTAGTCCGTTTTGGATTGCTGGTTTCAGAGCCACTGCTGCCGCGTTGAAGTCAATATTCAGAGCGAACCCATCTCTGGGGTGGAAACCTGCCGGGCTGCATTCTCCATCTACTCGCCAATAGTCATCAAACGCCTCGCCATCACGGATTTGCGTTCGGCCTAGCGTCTTTACTTGACGCATGATTTCCGGGGATTCTTGATACTCCTGAAGAATCGCCTTTAAGAAGCCACGCTCTGCTGCCAGATGGCGGGTAACCATTTCGTCAATGAGGGCTCTGGCTTCGGGGTCTCCATCTCGGTACCTTTGGCGCATTGGGCCGTCCGACACCCAGTTGTCAAACATTGAGATGTATTGGCTACGAACGTCGGCAGTGTGATCTGCTGCTGCTTGAGGAGTGCGACCCTTTGGGTCGGCAAGCATGTTTTTGTTCCACGAACCCCAGCCTTCCGGTCCGGAAAAAATCCCTGAGAAGTCAAGGTCTTGCCATTCATCGGCGGCCAGCGTTGCCAGCGCGGTCCACATGTCGGCATTGTCTGTGGTGTCGCGAGTCGTTCCAAGTCGTGTTTGGAGGGCATCAATTGCGGTGTCCATTCGGGATTGAACTTCTTGGACGCGTTCTTTTGGCGCAACACTTCCAGCAGCCCGAACCATGTTTCGGATGTTTTGCCTGTATTGAGGGGTTAGGTCGTCTGGCCCGACACCGTATATGCCCATGCTTTCAAGCAGTTGGATTTGTTCTCCGAGTTCAACATATTTGTCGAACCACCGACGCATCGCTCCAATGAGTCGACGCGAGGAGAGTGCTGGTTTGAAACAGTTTGTACCAAATTCATCGGTGAACTGGTTGGCTGCCGGGGTTCCGGGCGGGCATCGGAATTTCCCGTTTGCGTCAGTTAGTACTCCAACTGCCCCAGCCGCACGTGAGGACAAATTCCCTCCGGGAACAATCTGGTTCAGTTTTCTGCCGAGTCCTTTTACTTCGACATCGACACCGGAATCCTCTACTCGTTGACCTGTTCTTGGGTCAGCACGAAAACTCCTGACGCGAACTTTGGGTCGGCGCTTCTTCCAATCCAACAGTTCACGCATTTGTTTGCGTGTTTCCTCTTCGGATTTTTTCTCAGGAGCAGGAATCCAACCAAAGTTTGGTTCGTTGCCAGTTGTGAGGTCGCGTGGGGTTACATGCAGTTTGAGTACGTCGCCACGGCCACGTTTGCCGTTAGGCGCATAGCGAAGTTCGGGGAGTTGTTCTTCAACTCCCGTACCAGAAGTGCGCTTCTCAGAATCTTTTTTATCTTTTTTGGGAAGATCCTGATTTAACGCTTTTACAGAGATGTTTGGGTCAAGGCTCTCTTGGGAAGCAAGTACCGCACTCTTTATCCGAAAGAGAGCACCAATGGTTTCGTAATCACGTCGATAGGTGTTGACGCGATCAGAAAGTATTACTCGTTCGGCCCGGATGTTGGCCATAGTGGGCCACTCTTTCCCAGCCTTCAGGAGTTCCCGTCGTTGCTGTCGTCCTCGTTCATGAGCATTTCAAACTCGACCAGCGAACGCATGAAACTTGCGTCGTTGATGTCGTTCACCTCGGCGTCTTCTTTCTTGGCGGATGTCCAAGCAGCAGGAATCATCTCTTCCTTACCCATTTCTCGGGCGCGCTTAATGATGTGCTTCTTGGCTTTCTCCTTGTCGACGGCGCGGCCATGGGCCATGATTGCGTTGCGCAGATCGTCAACATTGGAAATTGGGAAAGAACCATCAGGAAGCGCAAGACCTTCTTTGGCCATTTCCTCTCGCTGGGATTCATTAAACGCACGCTTGAGGGCGATTTCTGCCGCTTCGGCTTCAATCTCTTCCGCCTCGTCCGGTTCGTAAGTGTCGAAACCAAGCACTTCTCCGTCTAGAGCGACGAATACGTCATATGACTTGCCATCAATACCGTCGACCTCTACTGCGTAAACGTCAAAGCCTTCGAAGGTGTCAGGCTCCACAGCGGTAACGATGCCTTCAACCCCTTCGATTGATTTGACGGCAATTTCGGCAGCGACGTTGAAATCGATTAGTTCGGTGTCAGCGGTCAGCGATTTCTGCTCAAACACAGAGTCGTCGAGACGATGGAAGCCGAGGGTTTCGCCAGTGGATCCCTCCATGAACACTTCGATGGCGTGTCCGTCCTTAACTTCAAGGTCAATGACGTAGATGTCGCTGTCCTGCGAGTATCCGGAATCAATGACGGTACCGTTGAACTCTGCTTCGGCCTTGCCTTCGATTTCGATGAGACCGGGCATGCCTTTTTCGGCGATACATCCACCCGGGCAGTCGTCACAGACGGATGCGCTTCCCGGGTACACCTTGCGCTCGACGGCGCAGAGGAAGCCGGTCTGACCAAGGTCGGCAGATTTGCGCCCCATGGTCTGGAGGCGGCGCTTGCGAGCGTCACCCATCCAGCCTTTTTCCTCTTCGTCGTCCTCTTCCTCGTCTTCGTCTTCTTCTTCTTCCATCTCGGCATCAGAATCAGGGGTGGGCTCATCATCGGCAGGAGTGGCCTCTTCGGCTGGGGCGGCCTCTGCGGGGGCAACGTCGTCCTCTTCTTCGTCTTCGTCTTCTTCGTCTTCTTCTTCATCCATCTGTGGAGCGTTGCCAACAGCCTTCATCTCGGCGTCATCATCCGATTCCTCGTCGGACTCTTCCTCGTCCTCGTCCTCGTCTTCATCGGTAGCAACGGCGGCGAGTGCCTTTTCGATAATTTCGTCGTCTTCGTCGATTTCATCGTAGGACTTGGCCTCGAGATCTTCGGAGTCGGCATCGTCATCTTTTACTTCAACTGCCATGGCTCCACACTTGCCGCACATCTTCGCGCCAGTTTTGTAGCCGCAGTCGTCTCCACCATGGCCTTTGGCGCAGTTCATCATCTTGCCCTCGGCATCGATCTTGATGACTGCTTTCTCTTCTTGTTCCATGTTGGTAGGCTCCTTGTACTGCATGTTATTCAGTAAACATCTCTTAGAGATGCTACAACCACTACATGGCATCATAGCCTGTTTGCCTGTGACCATGCAGAGGTATTTAAACTGTTTTTTCGTGAGGACCGTTTGTCAAATTGTACCCCAAAATTGGCTTATTCTGTGGAGTACTTATTGACGTTCTACTGATTCGGGATATTTACTTGTCGTCCTTGACTGTTCGTTCGTGCTTGGGTTCGTGACGAAACCTCCGAGGTCGTCTTGCTGATGAATGTCCCCATTGCGGCAGCCGAGATAATTTCGACAAATTGTGCATACAGGTCCACCCTAGATCCGCCTGTTTCCATTTGTCGGTCAAGGGCAAACATCATCGCGTCCAAAATCTCATCGGCTTCGTCTGCCGTCACCCAAAGTGCGCCGGCGTTGGTTCGACGATCCGAGACTTTGCCTGAATCTTGACGACGCATAATTCGCTGAAGTAGTTCAAGCCCCTTAACCGTTCGTGAATCGTTGGCGTTACGTGCTTCTCTGATTTCTTTTGCCAGAGAATCTTCGATTGCCTTGAAGAATGTCGCTTCCTCATTGATTACGGTTCGTCCAGCCTGTTGACTGCGTAGCCCTTGGCTTCTGCGTGCTTCTGCGTATTCTTGGACGGTTGGGGAAGGCTTGTATGAGGTAAATGATCGCATTCCGCCTTCGGAAAGGAATCGTGCGGCGGAGCGGCCGGTGGTGGCGACATCTTCTTCACCTTCGCCGCCAATTCGGACCGCCGCTGAACTGTCACCCTTGCTGATATTCGGGTCAAGCCTATATCTGTCAATCAGATCGCCCATATCTGCGCGAAGAACCTGAGCATTTTGGACACTGTTTGATTCGGTTGCAGTAAGATCTGCTCCGGATGCTTCTTCTAGGTAGTCGTCAAGGGTTGCAGCGATGGATTCTGCTTGAGACAGGGTTAACTCATCGCTATCTTCCAAAATGTCGGTAAGTGACGCCCAAATATCTCTATGGGACTCATCGTTGGGGTCCAAACCACGTTCTTCGTCTCTCTCGAACTGCTTGTCAATATTTGACGAAATACGGGCAACTCGGTTGCCGATTTTCGTGACTTCCTGCTGACGCTGCTTCTTGGCTTGTTCAGCGGTTGTAGCAACTGGAGCAGGTCGAGCAGCAGGGCGCTCAGTTGGTTTGCTTACCCTGACGTTCGCCAGCGCTTCCCGACGCTGAGCCCGACGTCGAGCACGCTCGCTTTCCTGATCTGAGCGGAGAGACTCCAGCACCAGTTCTTTTCTCAAACGGTTGAAGTCAACTTCTCGAAGACCGGTCTTAGAAGGGTGCAAATTCGTAAGAAGTTCGTCAAACCTCTCATCGGCAGTCAACTGATCCCAATTGTCAGGTTTTACTTCCGAGAACGGTTTGCCCTTGAATTTCTTCTCATCACCAGCGCCAACCGGCCTACCTCGCTGTGCTCGCTTGCCGGTGTCACGCGTTTCATTGATGCTTCCACCGCCAGTTGCTGAACGCATGCCACCGCCAAAATCGTTGCGGAGCATCATCCACCCCTTGGGGGACACATCATCTTCTTTCAGACCAACGAAGCGTCTACGCAGCATGTCATCTGCGTCGTTTTGCCCCCACTCCAACAAATCTGCTCTTTGGCGCTTAGTCAGACCAGCGGGTTTTGGTCTTCCATCGAATCCACCCTCAGCCTTTGGCGTTTTCCATTTTCCATCTTCAGACATTGCCGCCAAGTTGATCGCGTCACGGACGTGTCGGAGGTCTCCAAGATCCAAATCCCGGTTGGCGGCATCTGCGAACTCGTTGAAAATCTCCTCATGCTGATCTCGCGAAATATTGGGCGATTTACCGGAAAGCCACTCGTCCATCTTCTCGAAAGCATCAGGATTTTGTGTTGATGACCTGAGACCAGCGATGGTGCGACGAGCATCGCCACGTTGATCATCGTTGAGCATGACCTGAACGCCCGTTTCCGGGATGTTGATGATGCTGCGCTTTCCAAGTCCATGAATGTCCCTTGCGGCGTCGCTGTCAGCAACGGGTTCAGATTTTGGAATACTGCGCTTGCGGACGATTGTCATCCCTTCGGTGGCACGCTCGTAAGTCTTTGTCTTGCGGAACTTTCCAAGCATCTCACGAAACTTGTCTTCGTCGTACCCCGTGTTTAGTGAGTCAGCGTTCAGGAAACCTTGCTTAAGCAGATCTCGTCCCCGCTCCCTAGATTCAACAGGTCCACTTGAAAGTTCTTCGAGTTCATCTACGAGGTCTTTGAGTTGATCGCGCATCTCCTTGACCTCGTCGTAATCTTCAAGAAGGTAGCCCATTTGAGGAATCTGTTGCTCAAGTTCTTCTCGGTCGTCAATCAAATCAGTGAGTAGCCTGCGGGTTGCGTCGGCACGGTCATCGGATTCAGCAAGATCTTTGAATTGCCCTGTAGAAATCTCCATGCCGTCAAGTTCTTTCTTGATTCGGTCAAGAGCGGTTTCTACGTCTTCTTCCATGTCGGTGATTGCGAGCGAGATGTTCCCCATGTCCTCAGTTGTTTCCTCAACGAAATCTCGAGCGCGAGAAATTGACATTTGCGCTTCGTCCGCTTCGAGGAGGTCTTGGCTGAATCGTGTACTGGCGATGATGTCTGCTAGGTCGTCGATTTCGTCGCTATCGATCTTCAGCAGATCTTGAAGTTCTTCCATGACATCTTCTTCACGGATGTCCTGACCGGTGCGAACTGAAGTGACGGTCGCAATCTGCTGCGCTGCAAGCATCGCATCCAGTTTTGGATATTTCTCGTACAGTTCGGCCCTCAGTTCCTTTGCTTTTTCGAACTGTTTCTGTACCGCCTCGTTGAATTCTTCTGAACGCATTTTCGCCATATCGTCGCGTTTCATCCCGTCGAATCCGGCGGAACTTGTGGCGCTCCTAAGGGCGCGAGCGACATTGGGTGTGGCTGGACGCTCGAAGGGGGTGCCCTCCTGAACGAGACCGTCCTCGTCACCATCTACAGCGTTGGGGTCGAAACTTTGAGCGCGACCCCTCAGACTTTTTTTTCGGTCTCCCCGAAGATCGATTTGGAAGCAACCGCAATGGCATTCAAGAAGTCGTCAGAAGCCTCTGACAGAACTTCAATTCCATCTTCAGTAACTTCGACGTCAACTTTGTAGTAATCGAAGATTGGGTCGAATGCAGATTTCACGTTGAAGGCATCTTCCATGTCGCATTCGATGATGAAGCGAACAGCATCTTCCTTCATTTCGACATCTTCAGATTCATCAAGCCACTCCATCATTTGATCGATTGCGCTTTTCTCATCTTCTTCAAACTTCACGGTTACAGGGTTGTTGTACTCGCCTCGCCCTTCACCTTGAGGCTTTACTTCAACCGGCATTGACGGCATTTGTGATGGGACGACGACGCGTGGCTTCCGTGGGCGCCACATCATCGCTGGCTCGACGCGCTCTGGCTTGCCAAACATGTATTGCTGGGTTTCAGTGTCCCAGTGGTATGGAAGGCGGTAAAACTTCTTAGTACCATCTGGCTTGCTCTTAGCAAAGACAGCCAAGTTTTCCGTCGCCTCAATGAGTTTGATCGGCATCTGGGTTCGTGAAGCAATTTCCATTTCAAGGGCGTTTCGCTTCTCCGCATTGAGGGATTGCGCTTCGCCTTCTGCGAAAATGTCACGGCGGGGGCTTTCTGGGGCTCTGCGTGGAACCATACGCATCATGTAGTGGCCCTTTTCGTCGACCTCGTCGATTTCAATATCGTTAATAGAGAATCCCTCGTCAGTTTCGAGCGTTTTGAACTCGGGGTTATCCTCGGCGAAGAAGTTCTCAAAGACCGTATAGTCGATTTGCTCCTCGTCCCAATCAGCATCTTTTTTCTTCGCATTCTCGTAGCGTTCAAGGAGTCGACGTCCTTTTGCGGCGAGTTTGGCTGCGTCACTGCGGTTTTGTGGAACTGGTTCGCCCCATGCAGCCGCTGAAAGTGCGAGGCGAGTCGGCTTGCCGTCCGGCTTTTTCATTGGCCCGGATGGGTTTGTGAAGAAGCGAGTCAGAAACGAGCCTTTCCGACGCATTTTTTGCGGCGTATCAGCAGGACCTTTAACGCCCGGCTTGAGGTTCGATCCTTCGGTCTGGTTGAAGTGACGTCGCCCAGCGGCGGTCAGCCCACCCTTGGGGTCGCGCAGTTTCTGCTTCGCTGCTTTTACGGAAATTGTTCCCGTCAACTGGTTTGCGCCATGAAGAACTGGGCTGACTTCGTAAAGTTCGACTTCTTTGAGAACATTCGCTTGCTTGGCGGGATCGAAAATGGCGTCGAGCGTTTTGTATCCGATTGACCATTCTTGCTCTAAACCGAAAAATTGGACATTTGCGAACGCTTCGCGTCCTTTTTCACTGTTGAGGTTGAACTGAACTTTTGCGTAAAGTCCACCGATTCCGGCACGTTTCATCTTTTCCGGAAGGCGGGGGTCGGTAGCCGGAACCTCATAGATTTCAAGCACTTTACCGATTGGGTCATTCCAGTTGTGTCCCCACACCACGCGTGGCTTGCGGCGCTTAAGGCTCGCGTTGAACGCTCCCGAGGCGCAAATATCGCCCACAGAGTCTTTGTTGCCAATTCCTGCAACGAAAGCCTCGACGATGCCTTTTGCCTGATTTACGGTCATCTGGCCGGCTGGCGCTGCTTTGATTTCGAGATCGGTAAGTTCGTTAGTGGGCATTTTTCGCTCCTTCGACACTAAATATAATAAACGAAGCGTAGTTGACGTAATGCAACTAATACGAGCAAAATAAAGGGTTTACGTAAACTGCGAGTTATTTACGTAAACTGCTACTTGGCCAATTTCCAAGCCCTGCGAGCCTCTGCGGTCGCAATCTCGTTAACCTTCTTGCCCATCAGATAGGCAAAATGCCCTGTAAGCGCAGAACGAAGCACTTTCAGGCGCAATTCACCGTCTGGAATGGCCATACACTTATTGATCTCAATATCCAAAAACGTGCGGGTATCAGAAACCACAGTTTTAATGCGACTGAGTGCAGCGTTGGCATGAACAACCATGTCGTCGTTATTTTCCGACTTCACATCAAAACCCTGCCCGTCCTTCATAATTGAGTTCAAGACAGGAAGAATGTCTTCTTCCAACTGCTTCGTCCAGACGTCTAATGGCATTACGCTGTCCGGATCGATTGTTCCCTCGGCAAGTGCTTTTCGCGCTTTCTGACCACTTACTTTTTCAAGCACAACTCGCTGCTGTCGCTCAACAAGCCTTTCAAGTGACCGCTCAAGGATTTGAGTCCAACGCTCAAGATCGGCATCTATGTCAGATTTGGTATTCACATTACCGAACGCCGGATCCGCCAACTGTCCTTCCGGTGGCTCAACGTTAGTTGTTTCCATCGGAGCCTGCTCAGCCGCCATAGCGCCCTGCATGGTGTTTGGATCAAGCGGTGCGGCGCCCGGCTGCTGCGGCGGCATTGCCGCTGGCGTTTCTCCCGGTTGTCCGGGCATCGCTCCCGGCATCGCTCCCGGCATTCCGGGGGCCCCTCCACCCATTTGCGCTTCTGGCCCGGGCATCGGTTTTTCTGTGTTTCCGACAGGCGTGAGGTTGGGATTCATCAACATGGAATCGGCAAGTTCTGATTCCACCTTTTTCCGACCGGTTGCCTCGCGGTATTCATTTGGGGTGATGAGACCTTGCTGGAGTTCATCGAGCAGGTATCTTTCCCGCTCCTGCTTGTAAATCACAAGGATCGGAACTTCAGAGGTGTCGAAGTCGACATAATGCTTCTCGTCTGCTTCGTCCAGCCCTCGAGCAAGATGCTCCAAGTGAGGCATCATCGTCTCAATCCAGAAAACTCGGATTTCCTCGGCAGCATTCGAGAATGTTCGACCCGCAGCATTACCGATGACCGATTCAGGCACGCCGAAGGAGGCGAGAATCTCTTCTTTCGTGATTTGCCGCATCTGAATGTAAGCAGCATCGCGGGGGCTCGACGAGGTGTCGACGTAGTCAACACCATCATCAGCGGCGATTACCGTTGTTGCGCCGGTGCGTCCAAGATTTCCTCGGAAACGATTACGTAGTTCATCTTTATCATCCTCGTCGATTTCTCCCTTGAGAACAAGGAGACCACCCGGTCGGCCATCGTTGATGAGATAGTTGCGGTTATAAAGTTTCGCAAGGTTTTCGATTTCGATCGCGATACCTGCTGATTCCATTGGAGTCATCGACAGGTATGGGTCAATGGGGTGCGGACGGCGAATCCAAATGACATCATCTGGCTTCATGATGATTTTCTCGCCGTTAGGCATGAGCACTTCATAGCCAGCAACGAAGCGCCTCGGGTCAGGAATTGGTGACGTGTACTGAGGGGGAAGCAAGTTCAGCCCGATAATTCGACCATCGCGCCCCCTAATCTTCTCAATGAAAGCACCTCGTGTGCTCATCAGAAGTTGGGCGGAAAGCCTGTAACGGAAGATGAAGGAGTTTTCGCCTTCGTTCGCCTTCGTGTTCAGGATGTCGAGAATGCTGCCGTTTCCAAGATTCTTTTTGGTAACGATCTTTCCTTCGGGATCATTGTTTTGCCGAAGAATTACTGGTAGTCGCGCTTGGTTGCCGGCAATCGCGTCGATGCATCGCGATACCCAGACAACTTTCTGCATCCCCTCTTTGTACGCACGTTCAATGTCCCAAGGGTCTCGGTAACCTTTTCCGGCGTAACTGGGGTTGTTGGCAATGGGCGCACCGACCGACACCCGTGCGGCTTTCGACTCAATGTTGTTGAGTGACTTCTTTTCAAAGGAGTTCCATGCCATGCTTATTCAAGTCCCAGCAGATAGCCGAATATGCCGCTTGTTACACCAGCAGCAATGAAACCCCATCCCGCCGAAGGGGCGACAAGAGCGACACCAATACTGGTAAACACTATAAATAATAGCATCAGAAGGTTGGCAACATTAACGCGGTTGACTTTTTCACGCATGCGTCGCCACTTCGTTTTTATCTGCTCGGCCATACTCACAACATAGCGCAACGTTGTCGTCTATTCTGGTAATAGCGCGAAAGGTCTCTCAGTGGAAGATTGGCAAAAGGTTTTAGATTATTTGCAGCCGAAGGAAGCGCTGTACTGTCCAGAGTCCGCATCGTTGACGCAAAAGGTCTTTTTGCGTACGTACGCTCTCGAGGCCCTGTTTGGCGGAGCGGCCGGTGGCGGTAAAAGTTCGGCCCTTTTGATGTCGGCACTTCAATATGTCGATGTGCCCGGGTATAGCGCAATCCTGTTTAGGCGCACCTACGCTGACCTTGCTTTGCCCGGAGCAATCATGGACCGTTTCCAATCTTGGATTGCTGCCGAAGATGACGTTCGGTGGAACGCCAATAACTACACGGCAGTTTTCCCGTCTGGCGCACGCATATCTTTCGGGTATTTGAACAATCAGCAGGACTATTTGCGTTATAAGGGTGCTGAATTTCAATTTATCGGAATGGACGAGGTCACCGAGATTCGCGAATCGGACTACCGCTACATGTTCTCGCGTTTGCGTCGTCCAGCAAACGGCCCCCTGTCCAAGGTGCCACTACGGATGAGGGCTGCTTCCAACCCGGCGCCCAACTGGGTGCGGCAACGATTCATTGTTGAAGGTCTCGAACACAACCGGATTTTCGTTCCGTCGAAGTTGACGGACAACCCGGGTATCGACGCTGCTTCCTACAGACAGACCCTTCAAGCGCTTGACCCTGTTGAGCGACGCCGGCTCGAAGAAGGTGATTGGTGGTCAACTACGCTTGGCAGTCTTTTTGAACGTGAAAATGTTGTTCTTCTCGATCAGCATGAGGTCCCTGAGATTTCATCTGCTGCCCGGGCTGTTCGATTCTGGGACTTGGCTGCCACCGAACCATCACAGTCCAACCCGGACCCTGACTGGACTGTGGGTACGTTGATGCTGTTCGATCAGGGCATCGCATACATCCTTGATGTAAAGAAAGCAAGGGTCAAGGGCGAGAAGGTTGAACAACTGATCGCTCAAACGGCGTACGAAGACGGAAGGCATGTTGCGATTCGCATGGAGCAAGAGCCGGGTTCATCAGGGAAGGCCCTTGTCGATCAGTATGCTCGATATGTGCTGTCTGGCTATGATTTTGCTGGAATCCGTTCGACTGGAGACAAGGTTACGCGCGCACGGCCATTTGCTGCTGCTGTTGCCAACGGCAACGTCAGATGTGTACGCGCCCCATGGTTAACAGAATGGCTTGATGAGTTATCGGCGTTCCCGGAGGCCGCGCCACATGATGACCAAGTCGACTCTGCTGTGGGGGCGTTCACACATTTAACAGGTTTGGGGTTGCCACAGCGAAAAAGAGTTGCTATCGTCGTATAACAACAACCACCCACACTTATTAAAGGGGAACAATGATTACTAACTTGATTGCTGATCTTCGGCGTCAAATCGCGGATCTCGATGATGCACTCGCGGAATATTTGTCCGATGAGGTCAATGTGGAAGATGCCGCAAATTTGATGCTCGAACTGAATCTTCTCAAGACGGATCTCTCGTACGTCTATTCTTCTGTCGAAGCACGAATGGGCGTCCTGATGCGAAACAATGAATTCATCAAGTTGCGTGACGGTGCTGAAATCGAACGCAAGATGTCATCGTCTCGCACAAAGTGGCGTCACAAGGACATTGCAAACGACGTCGTGCGTAGAATCGTTCAATCATCGATTGACATGGATACCGGCGAGGTTGTCATGTCTTCGGAGGATGTCGCCATGCGTATGTTGGACTTTGTTCAGCCTTCGTATTGGCGTGCATCAAAGTTGAATGAAATTGGAATCAACCCTGACAACTACTGCGAGTCAGAAGCAAAAACCAGCGTCATTGTCCGCAAGGGCAATATTGGAAAGGCGAAGTAATGGAATTGAATGACCTGTACGAACCGTTTCCCCGAGAGGTTGAACGGACCCTTAAAAAGGGTGGTGCGAACCTGACTTACATTCCCGTCAGTGAAGTCATCACTCGAATGAACAAGGTGTTTGGTGTAGAAAAGTGGAGTAGCCAGATCATCTCGTGCGCCCGAGACCAACTTGATCCTGACTTCATTGTCGCCCATGTTCGCATCGAAACCACCATTGACGGCACGTTGGTCTGGAAGGATGGCATTGGCGGTCAGAAGATTAAGCGCACCAAGAACGGAGACATTGTTGATCTTGGTGACGAGTTCAAGGGCGCCGTTTCGGACGCTCTCAAGAAGGCCGCTCAACAGTTCGGTATCGGCCTCTACCTCGCACGAACCGACGAGGCTTTGGCCATTGACGAGGAGGCTTCCAAGCCTGTCGTTAGTGAAGAAATCATCGCACTGTGGACTTCTTTCATTAGCCACACTAAGGAATTGAATGCCGATCAGAAGGCTGAACTTGGACAGGTATGGTCGGAGTATGCCGACGGCGCCCCTAAGCCCACTTTGGAAACCGCGTCGGCTGTCGATCTGGAGTTTCTAATCGGTGAGTGCGTTCGCATTATGATGGGCGGGGAATGGGTTGAGCCTAATGGCGAGTAGTGATGTTCTAGTCCCCCCACCGCATTTATCGCCATCATCAATGGGCACGTTCAATCAGTGTCCGCAGAAGTTTCGGTTCTCAAAAATCGACATGATCCCAGACGAGCCAACGCAGGCGACGCTGATGGGTAACTTTGTGCATGAAACATTGGAATACTTCTACGTGCTCCCATCCGACGATAGGAATTTAGCGAACCTAAAGTCACTTGCTGCGAGCACGTGGGAGAACAGTGAATGGCTCGAACGCGTAACGCCTTGGATTGGTACTGATCCAGATGTCATCAGAATGTTCCGCTGGAACTCGTGGTGGTGTCTGGAGAACATCTTCAATGTCGAGAACCCTAAGCAAGTTGACGCAACCCACATTGAGTACGAGTTGAATGGCCAGATTAATGGTGTGACATTGAAGGGTTTCATCGACCGTTTAACCATCGGTGACACAAATGTTATTTCCGATTACAAAACCGGAAAAACTCCTGCAAAGCGATGGGTCGATGACAAATTTTTGCAACTGCGGATTTATGGGACGCTGATTGGTGAACTCGGAGTATGTGAACCTGATCAACTCGAACTGTTGTATTTGAAGGATGGGACTAAATATAAAGTTCCATTCACTGATCAGGATAGAAGCGATACAATTGAGTATGTAACTATCACGAAGCGTCTTATTGATGAGGCGTGTGAGACACATCAATTCGAAACTCGCACCTCACGGCTTTGCGATTGGTGCGCCTACAAAACAATTTGCCCTGCTTGGAGGTAGTGGTGATTCCGGACGAAATTTTTGCACAAATGGTGGCTGAAGAAGTCAAAAATAAACTGTCGCCAGATCAAAGACAGACATTAATGAAGCAAGAGAACTGGGACAAGTGGAGACGGGCCCTTCAGGTACTTGTTGAAAACTTGAACGGACAGATTGACGATATTGATGCTGACTCTGAAGCCGATGCATCTAGGTACAAAGCGCTTGGCCGTGATGGTGCAAAATTATTGAAGACCGCTGAGTCGGCATACAAATCTAAGCGAAACAAGGTTGAGCGATTTAGGTTCTTTGTTCAAAGACGCTTGAACCAAGTTAATGCGATGATTGAAAACGGTCAGGTCATCGAGGAAAGCCCTTGGGAAACCGCAGATTTTTATCGTCGCGCTATCAAGATGCATCGGACCATGTTGCAGGAGTACAACATGGAAGAAACTGAGGTCGACAAAGCACTGTGGGCTACCCTCGATAATCGCTGGGAGTTCGACAACGTGGATGCTGCGTTGTTGTGAAGCGTGGCAAACCGATGAAGCGGACCCCTTTGAAGAGGTCTGGTGGTCTGAAGCGTGGTTCGCCATTGAAAGTGCGTAGCAAGAAACGTGAAGCAGAATATGTTGAGCGACGCAAACTTGTCGCAAAAATGTTGGACGATCACAGATACTGTCAAGCGTGTCCGGTTTTTGCGAGGCACGATGGAGTCATTGCTTACACTCGTAGGGGGAGTGTAGACATTCACGAACTTGTTCGCAGAAGTCAGGGCGGTTCGATTCTTGATGAGTCCAACTGCATTGCAGTCTGTCGAGAATGTCATGTTCGAATTGGCAATTATCCGCAGTTGGCATTCGAGTTGGGTTTAGCGAAACACGGCTGGGAGAAATGAACGTCCTTGGTGTTGATCCATCGCTGACATCGACTGGTGTTTGCATGTCTGACGATGAAACGATGGTTTTTCAGCCGAAGACAAAAGGTCCTGAACGTCTAATTCAGATACGTAATTTTGTCAACGCTCTTGTGCGGGCGCACTCGATAGATCTGATAGCGATCGAGGGATATTCCTTTTCTTCAAGAAATTCTCACGCTCATGCTTTGGGTGAACTTGGTGGAGTTTTGCGTGTCGATTTTTATGAGCATGGTATTCCTTACGTGGAAATACCACCCACTTCACGAGCGAAGTTCGCCACCGGAAAAGGGAATGCTTCGAAAACCGAAGTTGTAAGTTCAATTTCTGCGAGAACCGGAATCGTGTGGTCTGGTTCTGGATCTGACGATATGTGTGACGCATGGATTTTGCGTCAGATGGTTTTAGCGCATTTGGGTGAGTCATCTTACAGTTGGCCAGAATCACATTTGGCCGCATTAGAAAAAATAGAGTGGAGAAATGAACCGTAGAAACAGCCCTATTAGTCAGGTTGAAATCGAAGACGAGTTGCTTCGTTTGATCGCTGATCTCGAAGATGAGACGGAGGCCTTCGAAGTATTAGCGGAAGATTCGGCGAAGAAAGAAGCCTTATATAAATCAAATTGGGCTAAAGAATATCTCAGCGCTAAGGGCTCAATTAAGGAACGTGAGTCTTGGGCTGATTACAAGATGGCGGATGAGCAATACGATTTCAAGATTGCTGAAGCGCTTGTGAAATCGAAGCGGGAAAAGTTGTTGTCACTTAGAACGTCAATTGATGCCATGCGGACACTGAATGCAAATGTGCGTGTTCAGGTTGGGCCGTGACAATATCAAGGCGCGAGAAGAACTGGCTTGAGTCGTGCGTTGATCTGGCCGGCAGGTTTTCCACTTGCGCTAAACGTCAGTATTTCGCTGTTGTTCTAATGCCCAATGGCCGTGTCGCTGGAGTGGGTTATAACGGCTCCCCGCCGGGAATTGGTCATTGTGTCGACGGTCATTGTCCACGCTATACGGAGGGATCGGCCAATGGCGCGGTTTACGACAACTGCATCGCTCAACATGCCGAAGCAAATGCGCTGTTGTGGTCTGACCCCAGTCAAAGGATTGGTGGCACCCTGATTGTAAACGGACCACCCTGTTACGGGTGCGCCAAACAAATTGCCTCCAGTGGAATTGTCAGGGTGGTTTGTTATTCCGATTCAGCGTATGAAGATTGGGCTAGAGTGCGTTTGTTCATGGAAAATGCTCACATCGATGTTATTGAGGTGATTAGTGGTGAGTAACAATATTGATAAAGCAATTGCCGATCTTGCTATCGACCTCAGCGTTTTGACGCCACTGCCTAGTAATCCTCGAAAAGGTAACGTTGAGGCAATCATGGCGTCGTATCGTGAATTCGGACAAGTGCGTCCAATTGTCATCACTCCAAATGGTGATGATGGAACATTCACGGTAATCGCTGGGAATCACCAAGTTGAAGCAGCACGACGACTGGGATGGACTCAGGTTGCGGCAGTGCGCATGGATGGTGACATGGATAAAGCAATTGCCTTCGCTCTTGCTGACAACCGAACTGTTGAACTAGGCCAAAGCGATAACGCTGCGGTTTTTGAACTCATGGAAATGATGGCAGAGAACAACTATCAGGACCTTTTCGATGGACTTGGATGGGACGAGTTTGAAATCGCCGCATACGAGGAAGCATCATTTAACGCCAACGATCCGACGGTCGGTTCTTCGTCTTATGTTCCGCCAGTCATAGTTGACACAAAGCCAACTTACAATCCTATTGTCGAAGAGAACGCTGACGGCGAGCGTCAAATTGTGGCCGGTGGTGACGTCGATCATAAGCAAGTTGCAATTCAGGGTTCGACCGTAGCGTCACCGGGTTCTGCGCCTCAGGCTGTCGTTCAATACACCTTGGTATTCGACGATCCGGAGCAGCAACGTCGATGGTATGACTTTATTCGTTGGTTGCGGAATGACCCCGGCTACGACGGGTCTACAACGGCAGAGAAAATTATGTCCTTTATCGACGCGCATTCGGAGGTCTAAGATGATTCATGAACATGGTTTTGTTCGACTTGACGATGCGATGGCTGATGATCTGTCTGTTGTCAATGCCGCCAGAGTTTCTTTTGGGGATAGGCGAGAGGTCATGGGTGATGCTGATGAGGGGCTCATTAATTTTCTGATGAGGGAGCGTCATGGGACGCCTTTCGAGCACAACTCATTTCGGTTCCACGTCAAGTGTCCAATTTTTGTCGCCCGCGAATGGTTCCGGCACCGCATTGGTTCGTTCAATGAAATTTCTGGTCGGTATACCCGCTTGGACAATGCTGGGTATGTGCCTGTCGGAGAATATTGTCGAAAGCAGACGGGTAAACCGGGGAGTTATACTTTTGAACCTCTTGATGACGAGTTGGCTGAGCAGGTCTCCGAGGTGATCAATCAGTCGAATCAGGCGGCGTTTAGAACATACAACTATTTGCTTGAGCGGGGAGTTGCGAAGGAAATTGCCAGAACGGTACTCCCGGTGTCAACATTCACGGAGTTTTACTGGACTGTAAACGCTAGGGCGCTTATGAACTTCCTCTCTTTGCGTACGGATTCTACCGCTCAAAGGGAAATCCGGGATTATGCCGGCGCGATTGAGTATTCATTCAAAGAAAAAATGCCGGTGACGTTTGACGCTTGGGAGGCTCACGGTAGAGTTTCCCCATGAGCAAACCGATACGCCACGGAGAGCACGCCGGGTATTCAAGGGGTTGCAAGTGTGAGGCATGCGTAATCGCACACAGAACCTACAATCGTGAGCGTATGCGTCTGCATCGACGATTCAAGCAGGGGATTGGGCCTGAGCCGCCGAGTCGTTCGGTTGATCCGGGCGTTGCTCAACGACATTTGCTTTACCTGAAGGAACATGGGGTTAGCATCAACGCTGTTGCAATACGGTCAGGCATACATGAAGCAACGCTCAAAAAAATCCGTTCCGGGAAATCCAAGATGGTTTGGCGAGAAACGGAAAGCAAGATCTTGCGGGTTCGACCAGACAATTTCGGCCCCAAGCAACTGGTGCGTTCCTCTTACAGCAAAAAAATCGCACAGCGAATCCGCGACAAGGGATACACAGTTGTTGAGATCAACGAGATGCTTGGGCGAGCACCTTATCCCTCACCTCTGATTAGGGGGAACTGGATTCGAATTGAAACACAGGAACGATGGGAAGCCCTGTACCTTGGTATTTTCAGGCACCCTGCGCCGTTTACCAAGCCAACTCAAACCAAACTCGCATACGACATCAAGCGAGGCAAGATCAAGCGAGGCAAGTTGTGACACGTCAGAGGATGTTTCTAGACATCAGCGTTGTCGATGCTGCGCGTGAACGAATTCGCCATATCTATGATTCGTTCGATACCGTTTGCGTCCAATTTTCTGGGGGAAAAGACTCAACAGCAGTCTTGTATTTGGCCAAAGAAATTCACGAAGAGCGTGGCCTCGGCCCTGTGAAAGTTATTTTTCGTGACGAGGAAATGGTCTCACCCGTAGTCATTGACTATGTCAACATGGTCAAGAATTTTGACTGGGTCGACATGGAGTGGTATTGCCTGCCTTATGGTGCTGAGGTTTGGGTTTTGGGTCGCCGGCAGTCTGTCATTTTGTGGGGTGATCAACGACGCTCAGAGGGTCGTCTTGTTCGCGAGATGCCGGATGATGCGATTACCGGTTACTCGTTTGGCCTAGATCACAGCAAAAGCCTTCCGGAATCTGTTGACTATTACACCATGCAGGGGAAAAAGGGTTCGACCGCTTTTATTACCGGTGTTCGAGCATCGGAATCCATGATTCGTTACAGGTCATGTGTTCAGAAACTCCACGAGAACTACATTGTGAAGCCGTACCGACTGAAGAGCGGTGTTCCACTTAAATTCGCGAAGGTCATCTATGACTGGAATACCGATGATGTATTCAAATTCATCTCTGAGGAACATGGTGCACCGTATTGCGAATATTATGATCTTGCCGCACTTACAGGATCAAACACGCGGGTTGGTATTCCCTTACACTCCGTTGCCATTCGACGTATTGGGGATCTTGTTGCGACAGAACCGGAGTTCTACGACAGGCTCTACGAATGCTTCCCATACATCGATGCTCAACGTAGATGGTGGCCAGAGTATGACATCGAACAGGTCATTGAAAAGTTTGCGTCTCGTGGTTGGGACGGCGTCAAAGACGTAGTGGGCACTTTCATGATAGGCCCGACGAAGCAAACTAGGGCGAGAGCCTTCGTTGCTGAATTCAGGAAGAAGCACGCTGCCGATCCGTATTCATATCCACTGAACTGGCTGATTCGCAACTTGCTGTTGAACGAGTTGACCACGTTGGCGGCGTCACCTGTTGGGCCAAAAACAAGGGCGGATACTCTTCGCCGTAAAGCACTGGAAAAGTTGAGCGAGGATAATGATGCTTGAGTACATGGAAATTGATGAACTTGTTGTTCCAACATGGAACGCCACCCATATTCTTCGGCCGGATCTGCTGACCTTGGCCTCCTCGCTTGGAGATTACGGACTGCTAACTCCAATAGTTATTCGTTCTTCAACGAAACAAATCATTGATGGGTCTCAGAGGGTCATGTTGATTCAAGGGAATAAACACCTGCGAGAGAAGTTTGACGTTGTTCCCGTGCGTTCTTTAGACATATCTGAGGTTGAGGCAATGGCGCTTCATATTCAACTCAATCGAGGCCGTGGAAGCATCGTTGCTAAAAAGTTGTCAAACATTGTCCGCACCCTGAAACGCTCTGGTGTGTTTAAGGCAGAAGATTTCAATCGCCAGTGGTCGATGCGCGGCGATGAACTCGAGTTGATGCTAGATGGAACGATTCTGAAAAGCCGAAACGTAAAAAACCATCAGTATTCTCGTGCGTGGGTTCCGGTTGAGGCTCCTGCGGGAACAGTTGACGCCGGTGGCGCTCTAGTTGAACCACCTCCGGGCCCAGATCGCTAGTATTTTTCTTAAAAACGCACGTGTTCTGGTGCTACACTTATGTCATCACCTTAAGGAGATTGACATGGCTGTACCCGGTAGAACAGGAGATGAGACCGTCCGTAGGCCGGGCACTCTTCGTCGTTTGATTAGATCTGGTGCGCAGGGCGTCGGTCGTCTTGTTGGTCGCAGGCGTCGTGACGAAACGATTCGTGACATTATTCGCGAACGCGGCCGTCGTCGCCGAGGCTAATTCGAAGGGGGCCTTGGTGCTTGTTTCTATCGCTGATCTCAAAAATTACATGGATATATCCTTTTCGCTGCGTCAAGAGGACGCCGCTGAAATGGTGCTTGGTGGATTGCAAAGCGAACTCGAGGCGTACTTAAATCGACCTATCGAGGTTGGAACTTTTACCGAGGAATACAAACTTCCAGCAAACCATGTTGGCGTTCCGATGTCGTCGTTTTTCTACAACACATCACTAGATACAACGATGAATCCGATCACTTATGCCCAGCCACCTGCAACGATTTATTTGCGCAATTCACCGGTTGTCTCCGTTTCTCAGGTCAGGTTGAAGCCACGTTTTCAGGAATGGGAAACTTTGACTGAGGATCGTGATTTTGTTGTTCGCAGATACGGGATGGATCTTTTCCGTGGTTGGGCGGATGACATTGTTGAAGTCACATACGACGCTGGTTTGGCGGGCAACGACATCAAAATGTTCAAGTTGATGATTTTGCGTGCTGCCACTCGTGAAATGCAAAACATGCATGACGACGTTGTCGGTGTCAAGGATTTGGAACCACGAAATGTTGCGCCGATGGAAACCGGTTTTCTTGAAAAAGAATTGATGGCGGTCAAGAGGTATCGACGCGTTCAGGTGTCATAGCCGTGGCACTTCTTTTTGATGTTGAGTGGGAGGACGACGGCACTCGTTCTGACCTTCGCGGGATGATGCATCGCGCAGATAATTTCAAACCGGTGTTTCGTGCCATGAGGCGTCAACTTCAGCGAGACTGGCGTCAAAACTTCCTTGACAACGGCTTGGCTGCTGGCGGTTGGCGACCTCTCGATGCAGAGTATGCATCTTGGAAATCTGTTCATTTTCCCGGTGCTCCGCCCATGGTTCAGAGTGGACGCTTGTTTCGAAGCCTCAGTGAACTGCGTGGTACAGATAGTGAGATTCGAGATAAAGAGGCTACTTTTGGTAATGGTATTAAGTATGCTAAATTCCATCAGTACGGCACTACGAAGATGCCGAAACGTGAAGTTGTGTATGAGCCGATGAATTTCTCTCGCGAGTGGGCAGAGAAAACCGCTAAATACATTAAAGACGGCGACGTGGACGGGTGATGGTTTATGGCAATTGATTTGATGCATGGCGCACATTTCGCCAAACAGTATGTAAACGAGTATCTCAAATTCGATCTTCCGACTCGATTGGTTTCGTATCGTAATGGATGGAATTTAGATGACTATCTACTGCCTGATCCCCGCAAGTATTTGACTTACGAACCAATTGCTTTGGATTCGTGGCCGACCCTGATTACGGTGGCTATCTCGACATCGAACTTTGAGCGAATTGGTTTTGATCGGAGTCATCCCGAGTATCGGGTCACGTATCAGATGCGAACATACGTTTGGGTGCGTGATGCTGGGTCTGAAGAGGCCACGACCATGAGAGACCGTCTGACTACGGTCGTGCGTTCAGCGTTGCTTGACCGCCCATGTTTGAGGGCAACCGATCCTCGGGAAACTTTCCAAGTTCTCGTTGATGAGGGAACAATTCAGGAGCAGTTCTCGGACCTCACTGTATTGAAGGGCGATCGAATGCTTGCTGGCTCGTATTTGGGTTACGACTTGTCAATTAATGAGATTGTGATGCGCGAGCCTTTGGGTGAGGTCGGTGAGTTCGATATCGAAACGGTTATTAGAGGAATGGGATCTACGGAAAGCATTGAGTTATGAGTAATTGTGGTTGTTGTATTAAATTGAATAACGGCGTGTCTGATGTTTATGCGTTTGGCTATGACACAAAGGACAAAGTTGTCGTCGCTTGCAGCGGTATAGACAACTTTGAAATCTGTGACCATTCATGCAAAACGAAACGACACGACATCTGGCTCGTGTCAAAAGATAACCCGAGAATCGTAGACGGTCTGGAAAAAAAGTTCTTGAAAACATTGGCGTCGTTCGGTAAAACTGGACGTCTTCTAAAAGGTAAGTGAGGTATACTCTACACATGTCTGGAAATCATTTCGAAGTTTGCACACGCTCAGAAGCAGCGATGGCCAAAGTGGACGGTGGAGTTGGTGTCCACAGCCTTCGCTCCTACAGCGTAATGATCAACGATGAAGGTCAGGTCATGCCAGCACGTTCTTGGGGTCGCCTTAAAAAGCAGGACGCAACCCTGAAGGCCGCTGTTGAGCGCGGCGACGTCGCTATCGACGAAACCAGTGTGGATGCTCCTTCAAAGCCAAAGAAATCTCCCTCCAAAACCAAAACTGATCCCGTCGAGGAAGTGGTGTCCGATGAATCAGCAGAATCTCCCAAAGAGGAGACCGCTGAAGAGGCAGCGCCCGAAGTCGAGGAGAAGGTGGAAGAACCCGAAAATGTCAACTCATCGGAAGATGAGGTCTGATATCCTATACAAAGCAGTTGCAAGGAAACGAATAAGTGTTCTGTACAATTGTGATTACACTTACAAGTGACCGTCCGACGCAAGAAAAGGGAAGAATCCTATGCCGGGAGTCGTAATTTCAACAGCAGTGCGAAGTGGCCCTACCGGGAACACCACTCGCGAATCGTCACAGGCTTTTTTTGCAGGTATCACCGAGCGTGGTCCTGCCGATCAGGCCTCAAAAGTCAACAGCATGGAAGAGTACGAGGCCCTCTACGGCGGATACGTCTCAAACGGCTACCTGCATGACACCGTTAAAGCATTCTTCGAGGAGGGCGGCACCCAGTGTTACGTCGCTCGAGTCACTGGCGCCAACCCAGTCACTTCGTACATCGAACTCGATGATGTCAACGCTGATTCGGCATTGCAACTTACCGCCAACGGTCCGGGAACATGGGTAGACGATCTCAATTACGAAGTCGTCATCGGTGTTGCTGCAAACAGTTCGGCTCTTCGCCTTTATTGGGAAGGCACCATGGTGTACAACACTGGTGACTGTTTGTCGCTTGCTCAGATGGTCGGACGCATCAACACGAGCGCTATTGCTTCTCGATATGTGACGGCGGAAATCACCGGCACGTTGATGCCCGCTCCAGTTGCTTCAACTGCGTTCCCGACCACGAACGCTGACAATTCAGTGGTGAGCGACGGTGGAGCCCCCGGTGACAACCAGTACTCGGCTGCTCTCGACTTGTTCCTCAATTCTTTTGGAACTGGCGTTGTTGGGTGCCCAGAGACAACTTCCGCTGTCGTCCGTGACGCGCTTATCGCCCACGCGAACACCAACAACCGTATGAGCATCCATCACTATCCGGCTGGTACCACCGCAGTGACTGCTGGTGCTAACGGCAGGTCGGAAGCGCTCGGTGCTGCTAATGGTGAGCATGCTGCGGTGTTTTACCCGTGGGTTTATGTTCCAACTTCCACTCCGGGCATCAACCGTCTGATTCCACCGCTTGGCTACGCTGCCGGTGTTCGCTCCCGCGCACACAATCAGGTTGGACCTCAGCAGCCCGGCGCAGGCATCATCTCGAACGCACGCTACGTCAACGGAATCGAGTTTGCTCTCGACAAGTCGGCGGGAGATGCACTGGACGAAGCACACGTGAACGCCATTCGCACGATCAATAACACGATTCGCATCTATGGCGCTCGTTCGCTCTCGTCGGACACCAGCAACTTCCGTTACATGACGGCGCAGGATCTTGTCAACCACGTGGTTGTCGAGGCCAATCGCACGCTTGAAGATCTTCTCTTCAGCGTCATCGACGGACGTAACAACATTTTTGCCAGCGTTGAGGCGAAACTCATCGCTGTGCTTGAACCTCTTCGTCTCGCCGGCGCCCTTTATGAGGCGTTCGACGCAAACGGCAAGCGGATCGACTATGGATACACGGTTAAGTGCGATACGTCGCTCAACCCTGTTACCCAGTTGGCTGATGGTCTTATCAAGGCCAAGGTCGGTATCCGCGTGTCGAGTGTCGGCGACAAGATCGAAGTCGACATCGTTAAGAGCAACCTGACCAACTCGGTTGTCTGACCAAGGGAGAATGACAGATGGCCAAAACTTCACAGCGACAGATCCTCGCCGATATCGCACCAGTTGATACGAACCACCCCAAGTGGGAGGGCTTTCGTTTCGCTCAGGTGTCCGGCGGTGAGATCACGGCGTCGGTTGAGAAAATCTATGAAGGTGGAGCGAAGTTCCCTACGGTTCTTTGCGCGCCGTTCGAGATTGGTGACATTACGCTCACCGCTCATTACGACGATGACTACACCGAGAGTGACGGAGCCGCCGGTCTTGCCCGCAAGTTGGCCCAGTTGCGTCCGCTCGTCGGTCAGGCGTACTACAACGTCAACGTGAAAACGTACGACTGCGACATCGAGGTGATCGGCACCGACCGCGTCTACTCGAACGCTCTGCTTGTCGGAATCACGGAGCCTGAGGGTGACTCGTCATCTGGCGCTCCGGCGACTTTCGCTCTGACGTTTGCTATTCAGAATGTGAACTCTGCATCCTGATAAAAACTCGATAAAACCTAGGTTTTACGGCTTTGCGGCTCATCCCGAAATGGGGTGGGCCGCGTTGCATTGTTGCGCCAAAATCGCGCTGACTGTGCTAGGTTGACGAACCATGAGCGACTCACTGTATATTGACAACGACACCCCTGATGATCCGGCTCCGGCAAAGGCGGCTGGCTCAAGCAAGGTTGAATCACCTCTCGACAGGTTGAAAGAGAAGATTTCAGCGAAGGTAACGCGACCTGAAGTCATCTTGGAAGTTCCTGATCGTCCGGGTGTTGCCCTGAAGATCAGTCCGAACATCACGCAGAAGCAGATGAAGGCTTGGCGTCGCAACGCTGGCGAGGACACTCGTAACGGAATGGACCCAACCAAGTTTGCTGCTTACGTGGTCGGGCACACGACTATCGGCATTGAAATGGATGAGGAAGAAGTATTCGATGAGAATGGCTTCCCACTCAACTTTGCCTCCGCTGATATACTTGCATCTACGGACTGTACCCGTCCTGTACCAGACGCCGTTATGGCTTTTTTCCACACTGATCCCCACGTAGAGGCTGCGGCACTCGCTATCCTTGAGGCCGCTGGATATGGGGAGACCGTAGATGCTGTGGACCCTACGAAGGACTCCTAGATGAATTAACCGAAGATTCCTATGTGATTTCTTCGGCTCGACTAGGAGAGTTATGGGGAACAAATCCTTTGGATTTGCTCGCCCTTGACGATGACGAATGGGTACTACTTATGGCCTGTGCTAAAGTTATAGAGCGCGACCGTGAGGAACAGGAGCGAAAAGCACGACAAAATCGGTCTTAGTTGTAGGGGTTCAGCCCAATGGAACAAGCATCACTACGAATTAAAATTGGGGCAATTGGGGAACGCCAACTCCGAAAAGTTCGTAATGGTCTTCTTCAGATCGGTGCTGCTGCCACAGCAACTCAGGCTAAGTTGAATGCTTTTTCCAAGGGTTACAACGACGCTGTAAATAAGCGGCTCACGAACATCACCAAATCGTGGAAGAGACATTTTGACTCCGTAGACAAAATGGTTGCGATGTTTGGCAAGGTCTCCCTTAAGGGACTGGGCCTCATGTTGAAAGCAACAGTCGCCGAATTTGCGCTGATGGGTGCTGCAATGATTGGCGTTCATGCCCTTTTTAAGGCTGGCAACCTGTTAGGTAGGGCGTATCATGCAATGCTTAATGTTGTTGCCGCCGGTGCCGCTGCTGCCGCTGTCGCAATTGCTGCCGTTGCTGCCGCCATGCGTGAACAAACAGCAGCAATGCATGCCTACAAGGGACGCAATTCAGGGTTTGGTGAGTTCGGTAGCAACCTGAATCAGGTACGAGTCGTGATGCGCGGCTTGCATACCGATACCGCACTTGCTTCTGTTGGTCTGAAGAATTTGAATGCCGCATATGCTGCGGTGTCTAAGAATTCCACCTTCACTCGTGGATCACAAAATCTCCTTAAAGGTTTGATGGATTTTGCTTCTGCTGGCCAGCCACTCGAGCAAGGCGTAAAAGCCGCCGGCGAGTTTATTGGTTTGTTGCAGGATCCGAAGAAGTCGTTTGGTGAAATTACTAAAGCGGCTGAAGCGCTCGGGCCTGAGATGAAAAAAGCCATGGAGGAAGCGAAAAAGCAGGGCATCAATACGGCTGAAGAATTGAAAGAGGCAATTCTTTCAGGAAACCTTGCTGTTCTTGGCGGTGTTGAAGGCCAGTTTGGGGCTGTGAATAGCACGTTGGTTAGTGTGCTTAAGGGTGGTTTCACTGAGATCCAAAATAACTTCGCTGACTTCGGTCAACAGTTTTTGAAACCCCTGAAGGAAGTCACCCGAGAAGTTCTTAATACTTTCGAGAACGCATTCCGTAGAGTCCAAGGCGAATTGATCCGTTTCGGCAACGGACCATTTATTGACAGTGTGGGTGGTTTCGCCGAGAAACTTTCCGACATTTTTGTCATGTTGATTCGCGACTACTTGCCTCGAGCAACCGGAATGATGCAACGGATGGCTGACCGTTGGGAAAGGTTTACTAAAGGCTGGAATAATATTAAGGAGTCGCTCCGGCCGTTAATTGAAGGCGCACGAGTTTTAGAGCAGATGTTGAAAAACATCTTTATGCCTGTCATTGATAGATTCCGTGAAGGGTTCGGATCTCTCAATGAGATGATTCAAGACAATAGGGAAAACCTTGAAGAATTTGGCACCAAGGTTGGGGCAATCCTCGCCAAGTTCGGCGAAATCATGGATGTGTCACGTGAGTTGTTCTTCAAAGCACTTCCGTTTGTCAATAAAATCCTTGAGGGCGTAAAACAGATCGTCAGTGCACTTGGTCAGGTTTTCAAAGCATCTGCCAGCATTTTCGGTGGCATGGGTGATGGTTTCGGTGCGTTCGGGTTGCTGATGGGTGCGGGCATCATGTTCCGTTCCATGAAAAACACCAAAGGTGGTTTTGTCCCGAAGAACACTGGGACCATGAATGTTAATGCTGGTGTTGTTAATGTTACCGGTGGTACTGCTGGCGGACAGTTGTATCCGGGTCCGGCAAACGGGATGCGTAGCCAAACGAGCGGGGGAATGTTGCCTCCTCCTGTTGCAGGGACAGCGGCTCAGCGTCAAAGCCTCTATAGCGCGTACCGCAACGGCGGTATGTCGGGGTTGCGTGCCGCACAGCAATACAATCGTGGCCTTGGTACTCCGGGTGCGAGCGGGTACATGGCTGGAAGCCCAGTATGGGCTGGGCCGAGCGCCCTGCAACGTTTCTCCGGCCAGTATGGTCCACGTTCGTGGCGAACGGGAACTCCGACGAGGCAGCGTTTCATGGAGGGCGTGGGTCGTTTCAATAATTCCGGCACGGCCCGCATGGGTACCATGGCTGGCTTAGGTATTGCGAGCCAATTTATGCCTGAGGAAACTCAGGGTGCAATGGCGTTGGGTTCGATGGTTGCTGGATTTAATCCGTTGATGGGTCTCGGTGTCGCCGGTTTGGGAACTGCTCTTACGGCAGAGAATTCTGTTGTCGGAACTTTGGGTGGTGCCGCCGGTGGTGCCGCGATGGGCGCACAGTTCGGTATTCATGGAGCGATTATTGGTGCCATTGCCGGTGGTGTTGTGGGTGGCGTCAAGTCGTTTTGGAATAAAAACAATGCGAAGAAAGATGCGGCACGGGAAGCCGGTGAGGAAATCGGATCGTCGATGTTCTCTGAGGCACTCGCGGGTTTGAAGGGTTCAACGGCTAAAGAACTTGCTGCGGTGAGTGGCAATCTTGGTTCGGTCTTCAATGTTGATGAGTTGCGAAAGGTTGCTGCCAGTTCACGACAGGCTATTAAGGGTGACCCGAATCGAAAGAGCATGGGTGGCGTCGGGGGCTTAAAAGGTGCGGCTCTGATGGGTGGCGGTTATCTGCTGGGTGGCCCCCTTGGAGCAGCCGGCATGGGTCTTCTCTTGAATCGTCGTGGTGCCAATATAGATGACGCATATCGAAAAGAGCAAATCCAAAATATTTACGATAACCGTCGAGCGCTTGGTCTTGAAATCTCGACGGAACAATTAGCCGAGATGATGGAAAAACCTAAAGAGGCGTTAGAAAAACTGACTCCGCAGGTTGAGGCATTTGTTGATGCGATTGATTTCGCAGATTCAACATATAACGACCGGATGAGCGGTCTGCGAGATGCGCTTCATATGACTGAAGACCAAATTATTAGTCTCGCTCATGAAACTGGTACCAATCTGTATGACGCTACAGCGAAAACGTCGGACATGATTGCTTCCTTGACGCAAAACATGATTCAGTCATATCAGCAGTTGCAAGGCGCTATGGCTGACGAAGCGTCCGATGTTTTTGCGCAACTAAATAAGTCAATTGAGGCAGAGAACGCACCGTTGATTATGGACGAGGCGGCTCGCGCTCTGGTTGAGATGAATTCCGAGGGCTCTCTCACATCAGCAGATATCGGAGAGCAACTCACAGCGATTTACGACTCGTTGGTGTCGTTGTATGGCGGCGACGTTTTCCGTGCCAATCAGGAGTTCACGAGACAGTTTGGTCGTGGCGGCGCAGCGTTTGGTCAAGGCAGAACTCTGGAGGGAATGGAGGGTGCTCTTCGCAGTTTTGGGCCTATTGCTCAGTTCCTCGATACCATTGGTACAGGAAGTATTGCTGATAACAGTATGGTTACCGAGCAAATTCAGAGCGTATTGAGAAATGCAGGATTCTCCGTTGCTCAAGGAACCAACTTTGAAGGCCGCTATTCGGCTTTGGGATCGGCTGGTGTTCGAAGATTGGCTGAGGGTATCACGGGCGACATTTTTGAGGGTAAGTCGCAGTCTGAAATTGAAGCCATTCTCAAATCGTATGGTCTTGACATCATGATTAACGAGATTGAGGATACGGGCAAGAGCCTTGAAGGTCAGACTGATGAATTCATTTCGCAGTTGGGTAGGTTGACGAAAGCGATGAATGATGCTCTCGCCGACTTGGGTATTGAGACAGACCCGACGACGACGACACCTCCAAGCACAGGAGGTTCTTCGGATACTTCCTCGCCGAGGGGTGACACTGCTTCTGGACGATTTGGTCGCACCATGGCGGCACACCGTTCGCTGTCATCGATGATTAACGGCAAACAAATTGTGACATCTGGTTGGCGCAACTTCAATCTCGGAAGCCCAAGTTCTGACCACATTAAGGGCGGTGCTCTCGACCTGATCGGAGACAACCTCGGTCAGTACAAACAAATGATTGAAAACGGCGGCGGTTTTGCGGAGTTCCATGGTTCCGCTGGTTCTCGTCATTTGCATGCGGTACCGAACACCGGTGACTCTTCCTCGCCGGCCACCATGGGGTCTACTGCTGGAAATATGACGTACAACTACACGATTAACGTGAATGGTTCTGGAGCAGATCCGCAACTTATTGCTGACACTGTGATGTCTCGAATTAAAGCACGCGAGCAGTCTGATAGGGAGCGGCGATGAGTGGCGAAAACTGGCCTGTAAATATTGCTTATACGGTTCGGAACGAAACCGGCACGTTGTGTTACCAAGACACTATGTATCGGGTTGAATCTTACTGGGGTTTACAGAAAGTCGGAAACACCTATTACGTTCAACGCCTGTGGGGCAAAGCAAAGAGTGAAACGTACACGAAAACTTTAGGGCCCGGACACCCTGATAACCCGTACAGCATTAGTAATTACACTAAAACCTACGCTAAATGGGTTTGGCCAGCGGGCTCGTCTGCGTCTCATTACAAG